ACCTCGGAGAACGGGATCTCATAAAGACGAGAGATGTCTTTGATAAGCGACTTGAGTTGCAGCGTGTTCCAGTTTGAGATAGGAACCACAACATCATCGCCCCAAGCATCAATCAGCTTGTCTTTGAGAACCATCGGATCAGATACATCATAGTCAATGTCCGGATAGTCCGTCGCATCTGAGCGAAGGAAACGAGAGAACAGAAGGCCATACTTGATCGGGTCAACCTGTGTGATGCCAAGTGCATAAGCCACAAGAGAGCCAGCGGCAGAACCACGGCCCGGACCTGCNAGTTGGACCTCGGCTGTCTTATCNACGATTGCTTTCATNGTCAAGAAGTACTTAGCGAAACCACGAGAGTTGATAACATCAAGTTCNTCGTTTAGNCGCTTGTTGTATTGTTCGAATACAGTTTTGCTTTCAATCTGTCTATCTTCAAATAGTTTTACAAGACCTTCGAAAGAAAGTTGACCAAGATAGGTCGTAGCATCTGTCCCAGCAGGAACGACAAAATTAGGCAACCGCACAGTGTTGTCAGGGGTGAACGATTCAATTCGTTCGAAAGCAATCTTGTGTGTTTCTGTAATCGAGTTAAGGACTGTTTCATCGTCATAGGTTACTCCACATAATTCTGAATAGTGTTTGTAGGACTTCCACATCTGGTTGCCGTTCTTTGGATACAGTTCGTATCCGATCTCTTCAGTTGAAAGAGGCAACTCCATGCTAGCCCACTCTGGCTTTTTACCAAGCCAGCCTAATCTCTTATATAGTTCTCTAGACTGCCAAGCGTCCGGATTTGGATAGTGGCTATCGCAAGTTGAGATCAGTTTTACGCCCATTTCCTTAGATATTTGAATGATATGCTGATTCAACTCATGCTGCTCTGGAATATTGTTCCATTGCAGTTCACCATACCAACGATCACCAAGAATGTCTTGGAACTGCTTGGTGACCTTGCGCATACAATCAAGGACCGCTTCTGGTCCTTCATCTCGGTTCTCCCAATAGCAACCAGCGTAAACACCACCAAGGCAAGCCGAGGCAGCAATGACGCCCTCGCTATGCTTCGAGAGCAGATCAAAGTCAATGCGAGGATAACGATAGAAGTTATCTCCGTTGTAACTCTGCGAGATCATCTTAAATATATTATTGAGACCCGTCTGGTTCTGAGCGAGCAGAACCAAGTGCCGACGTCGATTGATATCGTGCTTTGTAATGCTCTTGGATGCACCTTCGTTCTCAATGGTTGTGCCAGATCGTTCGTTATCAATCTGCTTTGCGAGTTTCTTATCATTTCTATATTCCTCGAGTTGAAGCTTCCAGTCCTCGACCGATGGAATAAAGTAAGCCTCAACGCCAAAGATTGGCTTAAAGTCTTTTCCTTCAGCTTTCATCTTCTTGGCGTGCATAATCTGATAAGCCAAGCCGTTCATATTGCCGTGATCAGTTAGTGCCAGAGCCTCCGATCCGTTGCTATAAGCAAAGTTCATATGGTCCTCGGGATACCCAAAGCCATCAAAAGGTGAGCCCACACCGCAGTGAGCGTGCAATCCTACAAATGGTATTCTTTCCATTATTCATCCTCCGTGTGTTTGTTTGTTCTAAGTTTAAGCCAGAGTCCGAGCACTGGCAAAGCATACAGGAAGTTAACTAGTATAGTCCACTCCCCATGACAATTCATCAAATGATGCATTGTGACCTCCGTGATTATGCATATAATATAACACAACCCCTAACATTTGTCAAGGGTTTTTTGTATTCTTTCTATTGATTTATTATAAAACTCTTCATCAAGCTCAGTGCCGATGAATTGTCTATTTGTATTTATTGCTGCGATTGCAGTTGTCGCAGAGCCAGCAAATGTATCCAGAACCAGATCTCCCTCATTCGAATGTTTCCGAATCAATTCTTCAAACAAAGGTAAACTTTTTTGAGTTGGGTGAAATCTGTCCTTGCCACCCTGTAATGGGAAATGATATATGGCGTTGTCATATTTGCTATTAAATGTTGGCTTTGACTTTTTGATACCGAGTAAAGCAATCTCTCTACAGTTCGTGAGATAATTAACTTTACTATTGATTGGTTGAGGATTTGTCTTGATCCACTCTAGAAACCTTATTTGTTTAAACTTGGTCTCATCAAGTAAGTTCTTAAGATTTGTTATTTTCCAAATATCAAAAAAGATAATGCAAGTGCCTCCGGGCCTCAAGACTCTGAAGTAATGCTTGACAAAAGGCTCAAACATCTCAAATGTAAATTCTGAGTCCCACTTGCCATAATCAGTTGTAACAGCGTATTTCTTTCCATAGATGCTACCATATTTAATATAATCTTCCTTCATTTTGGATAAACGTTTTTTTGCAACCTTCATATCTTCAACGCCGGCATTATGAAGCCATTTGAGCCAATGCCATACAGATTTGTATTCGACCCAATCTTTTTCTGTTTTGGCATCTTGGGCGCCTTCTTCATCTTGTTTTTGTACGTGATGCACCCATTTATCCATACCAGTTTCTCTAGATGTCATATATGGAGGGTCAGTCAAGATTAAATCAACAGAGTTGTCAGGCACGGATTCGAGAAACTCAAGTCCGTCCATATTTTGTAAATTAATCATGCTATCTCCTATATAATGCGCTTACCATATTTTTTGATTTCTGTTTTTGTTACAGTGGCATTCAAACGAGGATCTTTCTTATCAAGAACAGTTGGATACTTTTTCTCTAGCTTTGGAAGAAGTATATCATAAACTTGTTGACCAGTTAAACACCAAGACTCAACAAGTTTACCATCTTCAAAACGATTCATAAAGTGATTAGGGTATTTTAATATTTTCTCTTCTCGAAGATATTTCACCTGCTCGTCCCAAGTTGCTTGAACAGAGATGCCGGTATAAGAACCTTGAGGATCATCACCAATGGTTGATTTATACTCATATTCTTCGCCATTTGGGCCAATTGCATCTGCTCCAGAGTATCTTGGCGCCACTTTATGCCCAAGGGCAACGGCGGCATAAATCTCTTTGCTTCTGGCGTATGAGAAAGGGTCGCCCCAACCTTGTTGCTCGCAGAGTTTAGCCATTCTTTGGTAAAGTTTGATGTATTCTTGTTCTGGTGTGAGTTTAGACATAATTGCTCCTTTTGAATTATACATATAATATAACATGTAGAGCCATTATTGTCAAGCGTTTTTTATTAAAATTCTTTTATATGTTCCTCGCACATTTGAGTGTAGATCCCAATAGAGCCAAGAGCCTTCTTACCGCAGATAATACAGCAGTCATTAGCATTTGCTTCGGTTTCTGCGATTAGTGAATTAATATAAAAGTCAGATCCAGCAAGATAGATGCGAAGAGACCCAAACTTATTTTTGATCTGCATTATCTTATAGTCTTCTGGGTTGTACTGCTTCTCTCTCATATGACGATCAAACTTTACTAAAAAGTCTGCTATGTATTCAAACCACCCCGGACCTATTTCAAATCCCCAAAATGATGAACAAAAGAGGTATTCAAAGTTATTAAAAAGCTGTTCGTATTCTTCTTCTCGACAATACTTTCTTGGATATCTAGCTGCCACTTTTTACCTCGTATAGTTTAAAATCGGGGACATCTCTGAGTTTATAAGGCCCGACCATAACATCTGAAAGAAATTTATAGCCCAGAACAGCCCATGGATATGATGTTTGATCGTATTTAAATATATGAATCACGATGCCTATCTGGCAGTGAGAAATTGGAACATATCTTTGGGCGTTCTCACAAAAATATGAGCCCTCCTCTAGACGAACCAATGTGCCTATCTCAACTTTTTCGTGACTGATAATCATCTACAATTTTCTCAAGATCTTCCTTGTTAATTTTAACAACCGCTCTCGACGTCGTTCCGTCTCGATTTGTCCACAGTTCAAATGTGCAGTCACCAACATCTTCAAGTTCAATATAAAAAGATCCATCGCTTAACTCCTCATATAAATGCATTCTTTCATTAATTGAAATAGTTTTTCTTGTAGTCATATTTTCCTCCTAAATAATTTGAAAATAAAATCTCTGATTATATTATCTTTCTCTTCTTTTTCTTCGGCTTGATAAAGCATCCAGCCAAATGTTGATTTATGTTTATTGATTTTTTGATCGACCAATTTAATATCTTTCTTTAAGTGGCTGTTCATTTTTTTGTAATTTGCTGGTTTTATTCCAAGTTCCTCAGCCACTCGAATCACGATAGACCACTTAGCGTTATTATAGCCCCAAGTGGCTGCTTTAAATTTTGTATTCATCTTATTGAAATAATCCATATCCTCTTGAGACAAACGGTCTGGGTGACATTTCTTAACAATTTCTTTGTAAAGCCTAGTGAATGTCTTTTTTTCTTCTTTGTCTTGGTCAGACATTTGCTGAACGACTACAAGACCTGTCTCGTCGGTTTCTTGAGGTTTGGGCTCCATGGATTGTTTTAGGTTTTCAAAACTATCGGTGCTTGTTTTTTCAAGATCNTTGCGTGTTAGACCATTTTCTTTCAAAAAGTTTGANTAATAATCTTCAAATTCTAGATGTATCTCTCTNATTGATTCTTCAATGATTTCAAGCTCCTCGTTCTTAAACTTGAGTTCACTTAACAAACGCCTGTATTCTAGTTGATGAATGCCCATATATAATATATATCACGTATCTGGATCATTGTCAAGCCCTATTTTGTTAAATTCTCTATAACTCATCACAATTGGATTTGGTCTTTTTATTTTGTTACTTTCCTCGGATGATAGGAAGGCACAATACTCATCCCACGAACCAATATTATAGAACCAAGCGGGCTCAACAGAATTTTCATCTGAGAGGTCGAGATCGATGAAGACATCACCCAAATCAAAATGGCGAGCTGAATATCGTTCGTGAAGAGGCAATTTCTCAGTGTGTCTGCCCATTTCGTTCTTCGGGCTTGACCGATCATACATTCCGGTGCCTTTTTGCCTAATTATTCGCCTATATTTAACAAATTCTTCCTTTCCAAATGTGAAAGAAGCGTAGAGGTTGTCTTCGACCGACAGTCCGTTTTTTGTTACATAGAAGTTATCTTTTGACCTAATCTGGCGTCGGTGCTTTCTGAGGTCTGGAGAGTAAAATACCGAGAAAGGGAACGACACATAATACTTGTCGGGCTTTACCCACTTGGAAAGAAAGTCGGAAACCTTGAGGCAGGTCACGGCACCTTGAAGCACAGACCATGCAAGACAATCTCTTTTGTCTCTGTCTTTTGGATGAACCGGTGTGTAAAAGATTGGAATATGCTTTTGGTAGTTTCTAGGCATCTTCGCAAAGTCATTGTTGACATAGATGGGATCCTGAACTCTTTCTCCGAGTCGGTAGCGAAGCAGAGGTGCCATATCATCATTTACCACAATCCAGATTGTATCACAGCCAGCCCAAGCGCATTCATATACGGCATTTTCGATCAAAGTGTAATTTGGACAAATAGGAGCAAGACATTCGTCCCACTCCATTCCAAAATCGATCTTGTGTCCTGCAACAGGGATTATTCCTGCGAGGTGGAAGTTTTTGTCGTCAAGAAAAGGTTTGTCGTTAAGTTCGTCAGGTGATTTCCTTTTTGCTTCATTTTGCATAATTCCTCTAATGTATGAATTGATTTTATTTCGCTTTTAATCTCACGCCAAGCGTGCCGTATCTTTACTGGATAATATCTCTGTTTACCATGTCTCGTGTAGCCGTTGGGGCCGCCCTTGATATTGTGCTTCTTAAACAATTTGTAACAAGCATACTCAATCGCTACTTCACTATAATCCCAAGAGTTCATCTTGGTTTCTTTAACTCTAGATATGGCGACAAAGTCTCTCAAGCCGTCCCTTACATTCTGTCGTCTAGATTCATAAAAGACAAGCTTTTGGGGTGCCTCTTCATCACCTCTCATAACATCAGGGAAATTTTTGGACCCAACCTTCACGTCAAACCAATCATAAAGATAAACATTGCCCGTTTCACCAACATCGGGTTGTATAACCTCTTGATATTTAACAGTAAATCGGGAACTTTGTTTTGAAACAATTGTTATCACTTTTGTTTCGGTATCATGTCTGAAGCTTGATATAAGGTCTGGTGCTATCATATAGCCGCCCATACCAAGTGCAAAAGATAGTCGGTCCCAAACTTGACCGTAAGTTGGCTTATATTCAAAGTGAAGAAATTCAAAGTCGTGTATATCGCTTATAAACTCAACATCACTTGGTTTTATTGGCTTGTGAATTATGACTGGTAGTTCATTCTTGTAAGCGTAGAGTAAAGTTTTAATTGTTCGTCCTAGGACAATTTTCGGTAAATTGAGTTCTATGATTCCTCCAATTGGATTAATGATTTTGTTTTTTAGGAACTTTTTGTAAAAACTTTTGAGGTATGTTCTTTTGAAGCTTGCCGCCGCACAAAATATCAAACATCGGCTCATCGAGAACTTCCCAATCCTCATAAGTTATAGACATTCCATAATTTGGACCGGAGATAATCACAGCCATTCTTTCTTGTTTGTTTGGGCTAAACATAGTCGGTCCAACAAATTCAAAATAAACAGCGAGTTCACCGATCTCAAAAATTGATTTTACTTTATGATACGACATTTTCTCTATATGCCCCCACAGCTTCCGGCCAAAGCGCTGTCGCAATTTCCAAACAGGCTTCAGCGACTCTTTGAATCTCCCACTGGGCGCCGGCGTGACGGCGGAGGCCAATAAACTTAAGAAGATTATTGAGATTGACCGTGCCGTAGTACTCCGTGTAAAGATTTTGTGGTAAAACCATTCTTGCTTGCTCACGACACACTCCCTCTCGCATCAATGTATTAAATAGCGCCAGTGAATTACTCACGTGCGACTCAATAGCAGCATCTGCTTTTTTGCCATGACCGTAATCTGCAAGATCGGGCACGATAACAGGATTTATTTCATCCAGATTCGATGCTTGCCTATTCGTTTTATGCTGCGTTCGAAATGTCTTTGGCGTGTAAAACTGAAGGTCCTTATCTGTGTATCGGCGTGATATTTCGTTATAGGCCCATGTTCGATGACGCATATGCTGAGATCGCACAAACATTGGAACGACAAAGCGAAAAGTAACGACATTGTGCTCGAAGGTCGATGTGTGACGGTGTTTAACCAAGTATTTGATAAGTTTCTTGTCTCTATTATCAAGTTTATCTTTGGTTACCCCGAAAGAAACACGAGCAGAGTTGACGATCGTGAGGTCATCCCCCATATGATCAATTAGATCAACTCTGCCAATGTCATCGTTGTATAAGTAGATCGAGTTCACTCAGACCTCCGAACAAATTTAATTTTTTTGCCCGGATGTTCGGATGCCTTCCTCATTGCTTCAATCACAGAGTCTGGTGCTTCAACTTCGACCACTTCTTCTGTTAAAACTTCTTTGTCGGTCTCGGGAGATTCCAAGAGCATTGACTCATGACTCTCTTTGAGAACTTCGTTTATCATTTCTTTTAAAGTTTCTTTTGTTAATTTCATTGTAATCTCCCAAAAACATAGTTTTCTAACACTAAATAGTAGGTTTCACCTTGAATTTGCAGTTCGTGAAGCATTCTTCTTTCAGTTACAATACGATCGATGGGTTCGCCATAGAATTTAGAGTCTTTGGCGATAGACACCACCTCGCACACCAAATATGGTGATTGAGGCGGCACGAAGTCATCGGGCATTAATAATTGAACTCTGTCGTGATTTTGAGAGATGGGTTCCTCGATTGGAATAACCAACAGGTGACGATTTTCTGGTATTAATGACATTTATCCTCCTATACTTCGCAAGTGTCATTTGAACAAAACTTGGTTCCAGTTCCACCTTCATCTGTTTGGATTCGTTGGATTGGGGTAATGCCTTTAATCATTTCCTCGTATTGTTCTTTAGTGATTGGCTCATATGGAGCCTGCTCGTATCCAGTTTCCTCATAGCGAAGAAAGGACACGGCCTTGAGACGAGTCTCGTACATCTCCAAAGCGTCCTTGATTTGGTGCGCTTCCTCGGGCTTGAAAGTAACAGTGATTGATACTGAATTATCGGCCCAATAGTGCTGATATTGCGCAGCAATCTCTAGCTGCTCCCACATACTTACGTCACGCTTTCCTTTCACAAAGTGTGGTTCCTTTACCGGAAATTCAACGCAAAGAGTGTTTGGTGAATACTTATCGTCCTCGATCCTGTAGCCTGCCTCACGAAGTGGCTCAATTAGTTGTGAGTCTTTCGCAAAGCGGATTCGGCGAATATAATATTCGTCTTCTGGAAAGTGGATCCCCGGAGTTGATCCGTTAAGCAAAGACACGGTGCCCGATGGCTTGATTGAAGTTGTTCGAACTGATCTTGGAATACAAAGCCAGTCTGAATATTCTTCGTCAAGTTCTTTGACATGCTCATATGCATTATCGCACCACTTGTATAATTCACGACGACCAAACTTATTGAACGCTTGAACTACTCCGGTTTGGGACAAACCGATTCGGCGGTTTTTAAGCATAAGTGCGTTAGTCTCCGGCCAGTGGGTATTAGCAAGCGTCACGGTCTTTCCGTAAAGATATGCAATTTTAAGTGTTCTCAGGTAATCTTCGTAAGAATCGTGCTTGGCGGGGTAAGTTTCAACAAGGCAGCATAGCTCGCCATCTTCTAGTTGTTGTTCAACGCACGGGTTGAAGCCCATAACCTTAAGATCGTCGTATCTTGGTCCGTCTTTCATTCGGCCACGAGTTCTTGCGTTCTCAAGCCAAATATAGCCGGGCTCTCCGTTCTTTTGTGATTGTTCAGCGTGCCAAGTATAGTCCATTCCAACCTTTGCTTCAAAAGAATTGTTTGATCCCCAGCGATGTGAATAAAGCTTTTCTTGATCATTTTTCATTGTAAGATATTGCATGTCATCGTGCTGACCCAAAGCGAGAGCAGCAGAACGACGTACATTACCTGCAACGACACAACGACCAATAAGGTTTTCAGTGTCAACAATTGAAACCGAATCAATTTCTTTGCCGATGAGCGGCGTATAAAGTTCTTTAAGTGAGTCATGTAATTCCTTTAGCGGGCCATATCCCGAAGCTGTTCCCCCGAAGCCTTTAATCTCCTCTCCAGCACCTCGAATGACGGAGTAATCAAAGTGGGGAATTTTTTTGCCGAAGAAAAATCCGTCGAGTAGGATTTGGACGGATTTTACCCAACCCTCACGAGAGTCGGAAATGGTATATAATTCTTCTGTGTATTCTGGTTCTCGAATAGTGCAAGTCCCTGCACCGAGAGTATCAAAACCTACTCCGATACCAACCATAAGAGCATCCATCATCCAAGCAAAGATGTATCCACCTTTGGATGAGATCTCACGGGTTGAGCGAAAAGCACAATTGAAGAGGCCTGCACCTGTTCGTTCGTAAATAAACTTGGTGCCCATCATCCATAGGCCACGGCCCGGTGGTGTCCACTTAAGTGTAAAGAGACGCTCATAGGCCTCTTTTGCTGTTCGCTGTGCTTTTTGGTCATTCCATTCTAAGCCTAGGGCGTGAACGTGACGCTTTTGAATATCAAACATACCTTCGATCACACGACGGCAAGTCTGATACCATTCTTCTGTTCCTTCGGCTCCTTCTGTGAATTCGTTGAGGCGCCGAGCATAGGTACGCTTGAATGTAATATATCCAACTGGTCCCCATGGAACTTCTCTATCTTTGTATTGACTGATGAAATTATCCGAAAGTTTGAACTTGCGAACATTCACCTCGCTTATCTTGAACATTTATATCTCCTGTTATTTGCTTAACAAATGTGAATATTTATTTTTAATGTGCTCTTTGGCATTTGCGACAGGGTTGGCACGTTGATGCTCCAACTCCTCTTGATCTTCAAGGATCTTTATGCAGACATTTGCTGTATCCATAAAAATAGGTAAAACCAGACCATCGGGACCATTTCGGTTCTTCGCAAGGAAGATGCGACCCATATTGGCTTTCTTGTCTTCAATTGTTCTTGATACAGTGAAAATAAAATCTGCGACAAAGCATTTGTTGAACGCCTCCGAGATTGCTTCCATCGTAATGACTTCAGCGTTTAGCCCTGACCTATTGGTCTGTGAAGCAGTCCAGATTGGACATTCCATGGATTGGGCGATTCCACGGAGTTCTTCGTAAAGTGACTCTAATTCGTGTCGCTTCTCAGAGCGACTCTTGACTGGTCTCAACAAGTCGGCATAATCCACGATAACCATATCGGGATGTATTCCTCGCTTCTTAAGTTTCTCGAGGTGATTTTTGATTGATTGAGTTGTTGCTGACTTGGTGGGATATTCTTTAACTATGAGCGAGCCTTCAACATCAGAGATTTGATCAAATATCTCCTCTTTGTTGTGCATCAGATCGTTAAGCGGAATACCAGTCATACAAGAGTCATATCTCTGACCGACAACGGTGTCAGCCAATTCTAATGTGTAATGAACTACAGTTTTACCTTCTTTAAGCGCTTGGGTCCCTAGATGGACAAGGACCATTGATTTACCAGCGCCAGTAGGAGCAATAACCACACCAAGTTCGCTGCGACCAAGGCCGCCTTTACACAGCCCATCCATTCGTTCCCATCCTGTTGTGATAGGGTTTCGTGCTTTGATCTCGAACCTACGTTCAAAGTCAGCCAGCCAATCATGACCGAAGTTGTTATCAGAACCAAGTTTAAGAGCATCATTAATTACCTTTGAAATTTCGTCAAATGACGATGATTTTAGAAGACCAACTGACTTCATCATCGCTTGCTTTAGAACTTGCTTGCGACAGAAATCCATTGCTGTATCTTTGACAAATTGAGCACCCTCGACCTTTCCGGAGAGGACTCGTGTGTAATAATCTCGCACTTGCTTCTGAACAGCATCATCGTATTCTGTGATACCAGACTTGAAGATTGTTGCGAGGATTTCATAAGTAGGATGAACTCCATATTTGTGACGATAATCTAAGATTGTCTGTACGAAAACTTGAAGGTATTTAACCTCAAGGAATTGAATGTCGAGGACCTCTGTGATTTGATCGCAGAAGGGGCGATCCTCAAGCATAAGTTGGCATAGCTTCTCTTGGAAACTCTTACCAAACTTGGAAAAGTTGTCTGTTTGTGTTTGCATATTTGCTCCGATGTATATAAATATTATAACATATTCCAAAAGGAATGTCAAGTTATTTTTTTGTTTTTTTATAGTTTCAAAAAAAGAAAACGCCCATTTGACCGGGGCGTTTTTGAAATTTCTCAAAGATATCGTTTATTACTAACTCTTATAATGTTTTGATTTTGAAGAGTTCTATTTTACGAATAGTTGAATCATAACTATTGTAAATGCTAAAATAGTGCAGATTATTGTTTTTAGAGTAAATGGTGATTCGCCTAAATAATACCAAGTCATTAACGGGAAGGTAACATAAGAAAGCGAAAATGCGATGAATCTAGAAGTCCAAAGTTCTGGTCTCCATTCCATTATATATCTAGTGCCGTAAAGCCATGATAGACCTGTCGGTATTGCTATAATAAATGTCAAGAGAACTGAGCGTTCTTTCCACCACGGTGAAACGAATTGTAAATTTGATCCATACCAAGAAAGAAGGTGACCGATTAGAAAAAATATAAGTGCAATAAATAGATTACTATTCACTCGTGCCCTCACTTACGGGCGATCTGTTAAAAAGGTCGACAGTCTCTGTTTTAGTATAGGGTAGTTCTTGATAGGCCTTGATTTGCAGATGTTGTGTGGTTGGCTCTTCGCAAACCCACTGATATTCAAAATCCCAATCGTCTCCATCTTCAAAGATAGCAATAGGCTCGATACAAGAGACGAGAATAGAAATAAAATATGATTGCATAGTTATGTCCTCCGGCTATAATTATGTCGCAATTCTTCTAAAAGCAGCATATAGATCATCAAACCTGTAAGCTACAAAACCATCTTCAATTGTCATCTTTTTGATATCCGTAATATTAACTTTTGGATCAAACTCTGTAACATTGAACATTATTTGTTTTAGCGTCAATGGTGATATGATTGGATTATATAGTTGCATGATACCATAATTAGATTGAATTATATAAGAATGCTGGATAATCTTTTTGTGACAAGAAAGAGCCTTTGGTACTTGTCGGCAGTGCTCAACAAGAGACTGACAAGTTTGACTCTCCGGCTCAGCCATAAAAGGAAAACGCTTCTTAACTGTCCCGAGCCCAACACGAGGAACGCCTTTAATATTGTCTGATGCATCCCCTGCGATTGCTCTTGCTAGAGCAAAATTATTAGGATGAATACCATATTCAGAAACAATACTATCTTCGGTAACAATTGTGTCTTGAATTGGGCGGTAAAGAGTAGTCTCCTCGTCACAGAGTTGGAGGAAATCTTTGTCAGACGAAACAACTAGTTTACTTCGTCCTCTGTAATGATTTGATCTTGCGAGAACAGCCACCACATCATCTGCTTCAATTCCGTCAACCATAATTTGAATAACGGGCATTTCGTTGAGATACTCAACTAACCTATAAAATTGATATGCTTTATTCTTTTCTTGTTCCTCGGGGGATAGTTCGTACATTCTTCGGTTAAAGCGGACCGGAGAGCGTCCTTCTTTGTAGTTTTTGTTTTGGGCTTTGCGCCGCTGGCTTCCGCCTTGTCCGTCCCAACAGATTACGATTTCATCTGGCTGGAACATTCGGACAACCTTTTGGAGAGATTTGAGGAATCCCATACATCCTCCGAGTGGTCGCCCTTTGGAGTCAATCGTTGGATTTACGATGTAACTCCGGATGAACATATTAAGTCCATCAATTAGCATTATTTGTTTTTTCATGTTCGCTCCGATGTGATTTTTTAAGTTTTAAGTATTCTTTGTTTTCTCTCGCTTCTTTCCAAGCGGCATAGAAGATGTCAGCCGAGTGTGCTTTCTCGGACTCCATCCTATCTTCAGCAAGGGGTAAGATTTCCCACTTGTCGGTAACCTTTTGCCACTTGCGGCCTGATGGGTGATTAGCGTACCTTCGAGACCTTGTGAAGCCCATATGAAGAAACTTTTTAGCCATATCAGCACCAACAAAGTCGCCAGCTTCCAGATAATCATAAAACATTTTAAGAATCTTTGCTGAAGACTCCATAGCAATTTGTGGTGTTTTAAAACGCCAATGTTGGCAAATTTCTGACTTGTATGGCTCACAGGTAAGAACACCCTGTTGTCCCTTTCCGATGCGATAAAATTGTGGATTATCACGATAATTTATATCATTTCGCCACTCGTATGTTGATGGTTCAAAATCAACGTAAGATGGTTTTTTCATTGTTCCTCCATTATGTATATAATATAACATGCCCCAAGACGGTTGTCAAGGGGCATGAGTTGTTTTTTGCAGATTATTTTACTCTAAACTTTGAGTTTTTTATCTTCCGTATCGTAGTTAAAGATTCTATCCGAAGTCTCGATTGTTAGTTGCTTTGGAAATATAACTTTATCAATTCTAGGAGCACTAGCTGACTCTAATATTATATTCCAATTATCAATGGAATCTTCTACCAATTTCTTTCTCAACTTATTTAGTTCCATAACAGTTGTGGGAAAATCTTTATTCTGCCTGAGAGAAACAACCAAATGTATGTTGTAATCTCCATATTGGTCCCTGTAATCTTGATTGGTGTTCAGTTCTTCCAAAAGATTAAACAGGTTAACCTGAAAGATATTTGAGTTATCAGCCGCATAAATTATGATAGCTTTCTTAGCATCNTCAACATAATTTGGAAACTTTATTTTCTTTTGCTTTCCTTGAGTCATCTGAAGGAATCTAGGTGGATAATGATTTCTGGCCAATGCAGAATCCCAAAAAGCATCATCAGTTGGTATAACTGAAGTATTAGAGGTATTGCTTTCATAAAACCCTTTAAAAATTTTACCTCTTGCAATATCGGATGTAAATTGCTCAGGATGTAACTTATTCATCTCGCGCTCAAAATCTTGTCTGGTCTTCTTTTCATCATCAAAGTTTTTAAATGCACCAGCTTTCTTGAGTTCTTTCATCTGTTGAATGACATCGTTCATTCTGTAAGGTCTATTATATCCGGGCAATCGAGAATTTGCCAGAATTCTACCTCTTAGTTTCTGTGCTTGGCTTCCTTTTGTTTCGATAACAAAAACGGGCACTTCATTCAGATGAAGAACATTTACCGCACTCCAATATCTGTTATGGCCATGTGCAATTTCATATTTGTTCCCTCGTACCTCAACAAAGATTGGATAATCAAATCCAAAGCTGTCTGGTTCTCTTGCTAATTTAGATACCATTAGCGGAGCTAAATCAGTCTTGTTGTAGCTTGGATCAATATCATCAAATCTTGGATTATTGGTGATTAAAGAATCGACAGAAATAATCTTATATGATTCTATCTTTCTGTTCAAGCCATTAGCATTTAAACAATTTTGTTGTGCTGGGTCTTGTCTTGGATTTTTATGTCCATTTTTCATAGCTTCAGCAATGGCAATGTCTTCTAATTGCTGAAGTGTGTGTAGTTTTTGGGGTTTACTACTATTTTTCATAACGTCTCCTAAGTTTAATTACATATATAATATAACATGCCCCAAGAAAATTGTCAAGGGGCATTTGTTGTTTTTTAGGATTTTATTTAATTTTATTCTTGTTTTTCGAATTCAATCATAGCTTTAACAATAGCTGCGGCTTGCTTCTTGACTTCACGAAGTGCTTTCCGGGCTCTCGTCCCTGCTGCTTTGTTTTTCTTCTGTAGATTCTTTAGAAGATCCACCTCGATAGATAAAAGTAGTTCCTTTAGGTCTTCGTACTGTTTTTTGATTTTTTCTTCGCACTGCATTGTAATACTCCTCATAAGTTTCGGGTTTATCTAAATATTTTAAATCAGTTAAAAATGCCCACTCTATTTCCAAAGTCTCGATATCAATAACCGGTATATGTTTTTTGTGCCCTTCGGTCACTCGATCAAGGAGTCTGTATGGTATTTCTTCGAATCCATCGAAGCAAACAATTGTTCCCATTGGCCATAATGTTCTTGCCATAATAACTCCTTATGTAAATAGTTGTCTAGTATTCAATACTCCTTAAATAAAAAACCGCCCCCTTTTGAGGGGCGGTTAAGGAGGAAACATTAGGTGCCAATCATTCACCTAAGTCAATATCACTTCCATCGTTATCATATTTCTCAATGATTTCTTTGTCCATAATATCATACACCGCAGCACGAAACTCATCGTTCTGTAGCTGCTCAATCCACTTAGATGCTTGAAACTTAAACTCTTTTCCACTAGAGCCTACGATCGTGTACCAAGCACCGGCTCGCTTAAGTCGATCCGTTCCGGATAACTTGATTGCCTCGAGCCACGATTCTTCGTCCTGAATACCTACATCATCTCCCCACAAGATTTTGAAGGTGCAAGTCCGGCCGAAAGAACCAAATCGAGATTTTTCTACTTTAACCTTAGTCTCGGAACCAATTCGAACACCCTTTTCGTTCTCGACAAAGGAAGCCTTTGCTTTACGCTTTGTAAGCCAAATACGCAGAGAACAGAAATATTCGATAGCTTTACCACCGGGCGCAATAAACGGAGTAGTCATTGCTTCCGCAACATTAGAAGTAATGTTGGTCTTAAGCTGGTTAATAAGAACCATAGTTGATTGTGAATCCGCAAGCGGAATTGTCAACTTTGGAAACGCCTTAGCAAAGATACGAGGCTTTACAGCCATAGACGATTGTGGATTAAAATCGCCTTCGATATCCTTCTCAGANGCTGTGGCAGCGATTGAGTCCCAGATGAACAAAAACTGAGTGTCAGGATAGTTGGTCATTAGAGTCTCGATCTGCTTAAGAGTCTTCTCAACAGATACTGCCTGAACGTATAGCAACTCGCCAATGTCAACACCTGCTCTCGTAAGAAAGTCAGGATCGATTGCTGACTCAGCGTCAAAGTATACAACTTGCATACCTTTCTTTTGAGCATTAGCTGCAATCTGAGTTGCCATGAAAGATTTACCAGAAGCCGAGAGACCTGCGATTTCTGTAACCTTTCCGACGGGAATACCCGCCATCTTGCCTTTACAGATAATTGAATCAAGCCAACGAGAACCGGTTGGGATCCAGTCCTTTACTGCCGTTGGATTATCTTCCTCAAGACTGTGGGCTACGTTCAAACCCGTGGTCTTATTCAGAAGAGACTTCATTGAATTCAAATCTAATTTACCTGCTTTTGCCATTTTTAATACTTTTCCCATACGGGGCCTCCATTAAAATAAAAGGCACCTGTTAACCCCATGCCTTCCTGCGGGGAGCGATTGCTCACTGGACTTGGTTATTTACCCTGAAGTCGCTGCATAGCCTCAAGAACGGCATCTCCGCCTGAGTTATACTTTTCAACTCCAGCACTATCATCATCGGAGGCACTCGTACTGCCAGCGAGATAGTCGCTCAGAATAGTCTCCAATTCTTCAGTTGTCTTCTCATCAAAAAGAGTTGAGAAGTCAGGAACAGAATCCAAAAGAGTAGCACAGTCAGCGACTGCGTCATCACATAGAACCGATGGACGACGTCGTGGCTTAAGAGTTGTCTTTGGAAATGAGCCCGGTGTGCCCGGTACATCATAGTTCAAGACAATATCTGTACCTGATTCTGGGTCTGTAATATCGCCGTAGTCTGGATCAAGAACGTATCCAAGTAGAGTTTGATAAGCAGTCTTGCCATAAGCCCATACTTTTACGCCTTCATCTTCCATACCTCGGACCAAGATTGGAGAATAGTAACGATTGCGTGCAAAAAGTTGCTTTGCTTCTTTTTTCGCTACTTCATCATTGTTGTCGACACCTTCACGCCACAACTTGGAAGCGAAGTCACAGATTGGACAATCACCGCCATGATTCTTTTTTGGGCACAAGAGGCCCGGATTTTTACCAACATTGTAGTGAAAGAAATATTCTTTGAACGGATCGCCATCCGCAGTTGGTAGGATTCGAATAGTTTGGTCGCCTTGTTGAGGACGCCATTTGGTACTGTTTGATTTTTTCTTACCTCCGTTTTTAGAAAGTTCGAGTTTTGCTCGCATTGCTTCTAGATCAATAGCCATGATTTTATCTCCTTATTAGTTAATCATTAATGGGGATCTACCCTAACGCAGAAAGCCAAATGTCGCTTTCCACATATATAATTATAACATATTATGACTCAAATGTCAAGTGTTTTTTATAAAATTTCTTTCTTTTGTTCTTTGAACATTCTCAGACGATTTTGAACATCCTCGCTCGTTGTTTGGGTACCCATTTGTCGCTTAAGTTCTTGCAAGCGACTATGGTTTTTAACAGCACCAATATTAGAGCGAATCTCTTTCAATTGCTTTTCTGTTGAAGACTCTGAAAGTTCTTCGTCAATCTTCAAACTAGCTTTTCGTTTTTGAATAGAAGTGCGAACATTATTCAAAGCAGTCAGATCAGCATCTGTAGAAAGTTCAGACAATTGGCCTTTAATTCTTTCTTGAGCTTCGATTGAAGCCAATTCAGAGATTGCTTTTTCTTTTTCTCTCATTAGNCTTTTAATTGAATTTTGAAACTCTTGAAGAGACTGGATCGCCTGTTCAGCTTGCTGTCCAACAGAAGTTAATTCATATCTTAATGAGGCAACACGTTCGCTCAAAGAGTCTTGCAACTCAATCAATTGAAGTGCGGCTTCGTCTAAGTTATTTTGAACAGCATATTCAAGTTCCATACTGACTTGTTCAAGTTCTTTTTCTTTTTCATAAAGTTCTGATTGTGTCTTGTCTCGTAAAAAGACAATGCTTGCAGAAGCTTTTTTAAGTTTTTGGTATTGTTGTTTTTGTTGTTGTATTGTGGCTTCAAATACAGCAGCGGGGTTTTGTTCCTCGACCTCTGTAATAAAGCCACTAAATAATCCATGAAATACATTAAATAATCGTGAAAAAAATGACATCTGTCCTCCTTAAAACAGGGGGGATTTTCTCGAGATCCCCCGAACTCGTTCCATCAATTAGAGGCTACTGGAAATTAACTGATCGTTCGTTTGAGCGAACTTCGCCTTGGACTGTGTTCCAATTAAAGGCACGAAAGCCTTTGCGCTCGATGTCATATACAATTTCATATCCTTCTTGCATTTTTCGACTAGGATTTCGTTGTGTATCACTGAAGCGATCAGATGGAAGATCTTGGGTTCGCACAAATTCCATTGTACGTTGAGCACCGTTTTGCTTCGTATAGGTGCCAGTGTAAACTACATAATTATTCATTATACCTCCTGAATGTAATGTGTGTAGTGGATTCCATATGCATAAGAATGATCATATGGAGATTCGTAAACNGTAAACGACGAGATGATATCATTGTCAAGCTTACTTTTTATCTCAGAGATTAGATTAGAATTATTTTCTATCTCGCTCTTTTTGATATTGTTAATATAACACGTTTCGGTTATATTGTCAAGTGGAAAAAATAACTTTTTTTCATTTTTATTAGTCTCGGAAAATGAGAAAGTTCTTATCCGAGATATCTCCTTTGGCTCATGCAGTTGTCCGAAGACAGGATCTGTGTGAGCAAAGACATTCATTGAGTGAACACAATTGAATAGCAACTCGTTCATCTTTGAATAATAAGACGCCAATGGGGCCTCTCCAACAATCTGTTGAAGACAATCATTCGAAACAAGATAAATGCAATCAACCAAACCAGATCTAGCATATTGTTGTAGAACTCCAGCGCCAACTCTATTTCTTTTTACAGCGATGTCTGGTAAAATTGATGTGTCAGGTATAATATAGACAATATTTATTTTGTTTTGTTTGATTTGCTCAAGTAAGCGTAGAGTCGCCCCAGCAATCTTTCCTGCACCGCAAACAAAAAACCAGACAGTTTCGTTTTTAATCTTTTTAAGTTCTCTTTTGTTTGGGAATTTTTCTTCGTATCCTTCTGAAGATTCATTAAGGGGTACATTCTTTCCTCCGTCATAGGTTAAAACCTTATAATTATCATAAGATTTGAACATATCAGCTATTGAGCAGCCTGCTTTACCAAGACCAATCACTACCACGAGAAATCCTCCAATAATCCATAAGTTTTACCTGCTTTTAGGTTAATTTTGAACTTACCAAGACGAGTTTGCTCGAATACCTGCTTGATTTTAGGCAATAGGTGCGCATCTTGATTCGAGAAGTCGAGAACAACGCAATCGTGAAGACAGAAAGCGATTGTTGACTTGCGACCAGACAGCATTTTTCTAATTTTGTTTGCTCTATCCATGCAGTTATCCGATGAGGTGCTCTGAAGAAGATAATTAAGAGAGTGAAATGAATCACATTCTATTTGTCTTCCAAAGATAGTATTAATATAACCGTTTTTATAATACTTGTCAAGGATTTTTTCTTTATTATAATAATTTTTTAGTTCCTCGTCCTTTGAGTCGGGATTATATAGCCAAGCAAAGAAACGGCGCTTCGCATTGTCTCGACTCATTGGAGTCTTAAAGACTTGCTCAATATTGAAGTTGTGGATGTCATCCTGTGGTTGATCGATTCCGGCAAGAGCCAACAGAGTGCGGATCTCGGCAGCATTGAAGTCAAGTTCAATAAATAAATCGTTCTGAGGCATCACAATCTTGCGATGTTCGGTCTTCAAGTTCATAATTGGAAACGAGTCTGGTGTTGTGGTCAAACGACCCGTTATTGTGCCAAAAAGATTGTAAATNACGTTAGATTTCTTGTTTGCAAATCGTTTGTAAAGNGATTTAGCCTTTGGNTCTTGAAGGAACAAAAGGTTGTGATTGTCCCAATCAATTTGCAACTCTTGCTGCGATATTTCATTGATTGTTGCCTGTGTCTCAACAAGGAACGAATAGTTCTTTGGCTTAGGATTGTTGGCGACCACCCATTCGGTGATCTCATTCTTTACGTGATAGAACTGCCTAAGAACATGCCGAGGCACAAGGTCATAAATGCAATTATCATCCAAGTTGATTTGCGATTGAACAATCGCTTTAACGTGAGCTTGAAGGCGTCGCTCCGCAAAATTATAACGATCACGAAGGTGATCAGGAGTAACTTCTCCAATACTCTTACCAGAAACCCAGAGTTCTGCGAAATCCACATTGTAATCCTCCAAATGTGCAGACCAAGACCACGTTAAATCCAAGTTGCGAGGCAACTTATCAAAATAAAAATCTCCGTTGTAGAATACTCCTTTGCAATCTCGTTTATCGTCTAATGTTTGAAATGTCACTAATACCCTCCAGATGTTCTGCGTTGTTGTGCTTGTAGTCGTTCGGAATCCGTCGCTGACAAATTGTCAAGCGTATCATCATAGCCATATGGCTTTGACCAAGTTTCACGAATGAATCTATTAGCAATATAACCTAAAGCAGAAGATCTGTCAAGTGTTTTATAATAATTTTTTGCTATTTTTTTAATTGAGTTCAATGTTTGGGTTTCAAAAACTACGCCTTCTTCGGCATTTCTAATGTCAATATAATATTCCAGAAACCATTCTTCCGGATATAGTCTGTCAAATTCTTCAATATTAATAAATTCTTTAATTGTATATTCAGTATAACTCTTATTACAAGATACTCTATTTTCTCTTTCTATTTTATATTGTATTACATAATTGTTATAATATTTAAATAATATATTTCTTAATAATATAATATCATTTAATTCAGTTCTATTAAAACTTTTCTCAAATACGTCTCGTAAATTATATATTTGATATGGCTCAAGGAAAGGACGAGCAGCGGGAGATAAAAGGTCGAATATCAAAACCCATGGCGTATCTTTTGAGACAGAAAAGCCTGAGTTCAAAGCTAATTTAAGATAGTAAGGGAAGTCAATGTGATCAATAAACTCATCAACCTTTGGTTGATCTTCTCCGGGGTCTAGACTTGATAGTGATATTGCAAGACCAGAATTAAACACAGAGGCCAAGGGAGATCGACACCACTTGGTCTGACTAAAAAATCCGTCTTGTATTTCATTTGAAATTATTTTAACAAAATTCTTGACATAGTCATCAAAACAGGTTATATTACTAGAGCCAATTCTATTCGGAATTTCTTGAGTGTTATAATTCACCAGAACATTTTGAAGTATAGTCTTATAATCATCATCTGGAGGGCGATATGCTTGATACGAGTTAAACTCTACCATGAAAGGGTTTGAGCCTTCAATCTTGCTGTATTCGAATGCTATGTTCATTCTTTTCTTCATTATGTTGAATGCATCAACAACAAAATTTAATGCTCTTTGTCCTCCGGGCAAAGTTGCTAGTGCTTCTTCTTTTGGTGTGACAGAGTAATCTTGTTCATCAATTGTGCCGTAATATTGTCTTTCGAAAAAGGTAATGTCTTTTATTTCGTTATCACCAGCGTCTGGCTGTGTGTATGCTTGTGTTTCAAACTTGGCTCTATAATACCAAGTTCTTTTTGATGAATTATCATCATTGCTTCCAATAAATTTACGAGACATTATTGGCCCTCCTGAAATTGCTGCGCTATGGCTGCATTATACTCAGCCAATTCCTCCGCCGTGGCGGTTTCGGGATCAAACTCATCTGGGTTCGCTGCTGCATAGGCTGCATTAAATTGAGCTTCGAGCTCTGCTTCAGTTAGAGCAGGACTTGTAGNAATTACCCCTGAACCAACTTCAGCAGACTCACCAGAGGCAGCTATTTCTTCATTTGAATCTGGTTTACTAGATTCTTCACCAGTAATGGCATCGATATTGTTTTGTAAGTTAAATTCTGCGGCTCGGGCTTCTCTGATTCCAATCTCACTAGCGAGATCGACCAATGAATTACAAGCTTCTAGTCTAGCTTTTTCGGCTGGGTCTTGTATGTTCTTTGAATCGGCCCCAACAACTCGGCTTCCATATGGAGAAACAGAACTAACCCACAGACCATGAACCTTCACTGTAGAGCTTTTTGGCTTGACTCCAATCGTTGTTGATACTTTGGTTACGACATAATATCCGTTTAAGCCGAGTTCTGCGAATATAGATTTAACAGTATTTCCGACACGAATATTACCATTAGGTGGAGTGAATAAATCAATCTCAAAAAACTGATTCGGATAAATTGTATGAATTGGAAAAGTTAATTCAAAGTCAACATTGTACACACCAGCCAACAAAGTGATACCAGATGTCGAGTTTCTAAAATATCGAGACTCTCGTAGACCGGGCTGTGTTGTTCTGGCAAAGTTAACCGATGAAGCACCATGGAATCTTTTTGCATATTCAAGTTTGTATTTTGGGATTTCGATATTGCGATCAAAAGCTCTACCTCTCAAACGACTTGATTCTCTGATAAAGATAGAACAGTAATTAACATAATCAACAACATTTGTATTGAAGTCGGTTTTGATTAATGGGAAGGTTATATCTTTTACAAATTCAACGTCATCCAGATCTATTACTTTATAGTTTTTATTTTTTATATTGTCCTCATCAGAATAAAAATAAGTATTTTTTTCAAATATTGTATCTCGTCTTTGTTGGCCTGTTGTTAAACTTTTTGTTCCGGGAAAGAATGCCGTTCGCACAAGCATTTTTGTTTCTTCTGATCCTTCAAAGCAAATTTCGTTTAATAAGTTTGTTATAACTTTCTCTGCTATATCTCTTATAAACGAAAGACAAGGGTAAATAAACAGTTCTTTTTTGGTTACATTTTCTTCATACCAGTCAATAAAGAAATCAACAGATATTGGAATGTCACCAATATTAATGATATTATCGTTCCTATCTCTGAAGCATCCAAATATAAATCTAATTTGTTGCTTCATGACATCTTGATTTACTGGATCGTCAACTGCATCTACATCATTAAATAAAGATGAATTTATTATTGCTACGTCTAACAAGTCAGCTAAGAAAAAGAAATACAAATGTTTATTATCAGATCTAAATAAATTATCAGATGGAGTCTCGCCGCCAACTTGAACAGCCATAGCACTACCGCCGTTTTGTGCAGAAGATGCAATTATTCTTCCATCAGGTTTTACTATTCTTTTCTTTACTTCATCGATATTAATAAGTTCTCCATCTTGTAGAGAACTATCCAAAGCATTGTCGACAGATAATTTATAAATGCCAAGCCCTTGAGTGGGATTGCCATCTATATTTCTTTGATATATTTTTTCAATTAATTTTGATGATACATCTTGTACATCATTTTGCGCCAATCGGTTTAACTGAGTTTGAATTTTTTGTATCTCATTTACAGAACAATTTTTCTGAATTGCTGCTTTGACAACTGCNTCTCTTTCTGCCCTTTTGGCTTTAATTTCTTTATCCGATAAAACATCTGTTTCAGGCGATGTAAGAACGCTTTGAACATAACCTTTATATGTAATTGAAAGCTCGTATTTTATGCCGTCTTTGTCTCTTTTTATATCATGATCGATTGGGGTGAGGTCTAGAACATTAACATTTTGTTCATAAAAAGCTTTTTGACCTTGAGTTGATAATTTAGGGTTTGGCTGGGTTGTATATGCCAGTCGTATTCTATTGTAGTTTGGAGAATATTGGGATCTAAACATTTTCCCATATCCTTTTGAATCTTTCTCTAATATTGGCAATAAAACAAGGTCAAAAAGATTAAACTTTATGTTTTCTTTTGTATCTTTGTCATAATACCATTATATGACCATGTTTTCAAAAAACTTTGCATTGCATCTGCTGAAAAAGTGATTGTTACATCAACATCGCTTCTATAAGTGGAAGGATTGGTTCCTTCGTAGTCTATAGTAAATTTAATATCAAATAGTTCTTCTGGAACATTTAGTCCGATTGGTTTTACAACAATTGGTCCACCTGAAGCGGCAGGAGACGCGCTTTTTTTAACGTTTTTATTATTTGTTGCCCCTCTTTCTCTTTTTTTTCTTGTTGGAACAGCTTTTGGTGCCTCAGAGTTTGATGATCCATTAATTATGTTGTAAGAAAATTGCTCACTTGCACCAAAAATTGGTAACTCATACAGTTTTCCATCAAATTCTTTAATAAAAGATATTCTTGACTTTGTTTTAGGTGCGGTGAATAGTGTTTTTGCCTCTTGATTATCACTGAAGTTAAGATTTGTAAAATTTTGATTAATACCGGGAACACCGGTTAAATAATTAACAAATGTTGACGGCTCTCGAACATTCATTTTGACAATTCTGTTTGAATAAGGTATACCTTTGCCTTTGTAATCAAGTGGAGACGCCGTTTCGTTTGTATTATTAACGATCACGCACTTATTAACAAGGTCATCATTATAAGCACGACTTAGTTGAGGCAATAGGTTCAGTAAAATACATTGCTTTGCTACTGAATCGTCTATTTTTTCTGCTTGTGCATTAAGGTCTTCTGTTTCTTCTGGTTCACCAGATTCAAGAAGCGCATCAATTAGTCTCTCTCGACGAGTGTCTTTAAATCCTCCAATAGTGCTTTCAATCTGCTCAGTGTCTGATTCACCGCTCAAGAAAGCAACAAACTTATCCCACAGATCTCTGTTCTCATTTAGTGCTGTGTCAATATAAGTTTCTATTAGGTCTGGATTATCATCTAAAAATTCAGCAAAAGAGCGGTCTGCAACATCGGAGGTTACATATTCAATCAATATTTCTTGATTGGCTTTATCTTTCTGCGCTATCTTTTCTAATATTTTGTCTTTGTCGTAGTTTGATGCTCCACGAAGTGGTTTACCATTATATTCTCTATTACCAAGACCTTGTTCGATTCTTTGATGAAATAAAGAAATATCTACGCCTAAACTATCTAAGTACTGGCTTTTTTGTTCATCTGTGGCGTATCCTACAAATTCTATAATATCAGAGGGCTCACCACCTCCGTTGAGGACAAGTTCAGTTTGTGCTTTTCTTGCTGCTGCACGCTCTGCTGCATCTCTTGCAGCGACCGATGCACCGGGATCATAACCTGGATCCATTATAATTCTCCAAAGATTTCAGTAGATGGTATAAAGATCTCCTCTCCGATCTCAAAATGTGCGTCGGTTGGCTTTTCATTAAAATGAGCAATTAGCCACCAATAATCTCTGTTGCCATAAAAACGATTCGCTAATTTAAAAAGGTTGTCTCCTTTTTTCCAAACATAAGAGAAAGTTTCCACAGATCCTTTATCAATTTTGTTAAACAACTTTGTCCTAAATTGGTATATATTCTTTACGCCTCTTTCCTCACGAACTTTCTTATAAAGGTCCGTGTTGTTATTTGAGTAGGAGCTGTCTCTATAGATTGCCATTGTTATTCTCCTTAAGTAGCGTCTGAGTATGTAACACCAAACGGCCAACGAACGCTATCATTTGCGTTATAAAGTTTTCTTTCAGGGTCTTCGCCCAATGTTTCGTAAATCATGCTCCCGACTGTATTATCTGTAAAGGCGATTTGCATATCTAATTTCATTGCCTTTGGCAAAAAGTAATCATTATACTCAAAAAAGCCAGAATCTAAATCAACAGACAGATTCATTGATGTTATAAAGCACTCGAGACCATTATCATAAATATCTCCAAAATCGTAATTACCATTGCTACCTAATCTCTTTGGGTTTTTGATAAAATTATTAAACAGTATTCTCAAGCCGCTATTTTGGTCATCGGCTGACATAATAGGTATCATTCTAAATAATGAATTTATCTTCATACAATTAGCCTCAGCATCAATAACACTATATGATGGTATGTTGATTGACACATTAAACACCATAAGCCCTGCTGCCCCAACTGAGAAAGAATTGGATGACACATCTGATCCTCTTTGGCGAGCAACAGCATCTTGAGACCTTTCATACGAAAAGGAATCAACAAATGCATCAAAAACACAATAACACTTTGTTATGAAAGGATTGTTAGCTCTTGTTATTTGTCCATTGTTAATACAGATTCCTATTTTTGTTCTTTTGTTCTGTCCATATGCTCTTACACCTCGAGCGTAACTGGTTAAAATCTTATTTGCGCTCCATGGCACACAAAATGGAAAGCCCTTTGAATCGCTAACATTTTCTGTTCCACTGTCATTATCTTCATAATCATAAAAAACATATGGCTCCTCGGCGCCCTCAAGCTCACTGTAAGGAAGAAGCATTTTAAAACGATTGGAATATTCTTCCTCAAATGCAAACGACTCATGAAACTTATCGTTCGTTATGGGTAATTCTAAAATAATTTTGTAAGCTTTGAAATAGCTTCTATTGTTAAACTCGAAAACACCCAAATCTAGATCAGGCTCGAATTTGATATTTTGAACTGCTGTTCTTAAACCATGCTTTCTGACAAACTCATTGCTTATGGTTATGTTTGAATATTTATTATTAACGGCTAATAGGCCATTGTTTATCAAATTTGACATAAAAACATAAGAGTTTGGAATTTTTATTTCTTTGTTCTCGGCACCTTCATTTTGATTTGAACTGCCATAAGGATAAATTAAGATTCGCTCAAGTTCAGAAAAGCGAGCAGCATTTGACATTGCTTCATTCACTGAATGAGCAACGACATTAAAAGTTAAACTGTAACCAACATTGAAGTCTTTTAGATATTTAGACAAAACAGGAATTGAATGAAGCTTGTGGTCTTCATATGCTATATTGTTCTTAATTTGTAAGTCATCGATAAAGCCCATAAATGTAACCAAGCGATTTGAAATATATTTGTCCGTGTTATAATCCGAGAGAAAACAAATAGCGGCCGCTTTATTCTTTACATATTGTTCGGCCCCACTGATTCCATGCTTGTTGGCATTCCTTTCATTATCATTACCAAATTCTTGAATTTTGATCTTGTTGAAAGGTGCAGGTGATATTTTTGGTCTATCGAAAAATGCCATTAGCCGCCATCCGTTACTTCTTGTATGAAGTTTCTTAGTTCTTCATTACCAATGTAAACATTAACGATTGGTGTTGGTATCTTTATTTCAGGGATCTTGACATCGACCGTTATATTTTCTGAGCTGAAGTTTGTTATCTCTCCGCCCTTTGCAGATACCATAGAGGTCTTTGATCCATCGGTCGTGATGGCAAAAAAGCTACTATCATCTGTTAGTTCTTTTATTTGAGCCAATCCGGAAACAACTGATCCGATTCCGTCTGCTGTCATAGCGATGCCTAATCCCATAGATTTGAATCCTTCGCCAAGCAATGTGACGGTGTTGACCATTCCTGACAATCCAATATTAGCGATGAGCAAAAACGGTGTTGCAACAGCAAGAGCCATTGCACCAATCAATACGCCTCCTCCAAAGGCTGAAAATGCCGGACCCAATAGATAAAGATTATATGCTAATTCTGGTATAACGCTAATGTTTTCAATTAAATAATCAAACAATAGAATAGCAGAGGGCACAACTATTTCAAAAGCAGAAGCTAGTCCATACATAGCTGCCGAGATTGCTACGGCTGCTAACGCTGCTATACCTAAAGCAGGTGCCAATTTAATAAATCCAGCACTCAATTTTGCACTGCTAGCGTCTATTATCGGTGCGCTAACTGAGTTGGCCGCAGCCTGTTCTGCTTGCGCCGCTGACTGTGCGGTTTGTGATGCACCCAACAGTAGATTCTGTCCTGTTAGTAATTTAGTAAAAAAGCCTTGTGTTTTCATTGCTGCTGTAAGAGCTTTAAAAAACGTAACTACTTTGCCTATTACAAAAAGACCAGTCAAACCACCCACTAGCAATCCTATTGCCTCTGCTAAAAAAGGAACAACATTTAAAGCTTTAACAAAGAATCCGACAATGGAGCCGAAGACATCAAAAGCAATAGTCAATGTTGATATAACAGGCTCAAGAGCCAGCCCTAAACCAAGAACTGCAATTTTAAATTGCTCGAGAACAGGAACAAATTTTTCGGTTAAATCATTAAGATTTTGTTGTCTTGCTTGTTGTTCTTCCATTTTTGCATTGAACTCTGCCAATGCTGCTGGGTTTCTTTGGAGACTTAGTATTCTTTGTGCCTCTGCGGCATCTTTGGCTCCAATAGTTTGGGCGACATACATTTGAGTGAAACGATCAAGATTTTCAAATCCACCGGCAGCGAAATCAATCTCTTGTGCCAACATTGAAATTCTTTCTTCTGTCGAAGCATTAATCATATCAACCGAGCTTAGATTAGTTCCTAAAGCAGCGTTCAAAGATCCAACAGCTTTTGCTGCCGTATCAAATTGATCAAACTTCTGTGCGATACTGACAAGAGTTCCGATGGCAACACCAGTTGCTTTTGCTTGTGCCTGAAGTTCTAAAAACACTTCGGTTGTTCTGTCTCCGAATCCAATGAGATAGCCGTTGACTGATTCAAAATCAGATAGCATTCTCGATGTTGTAATACCAATGTTAGTGCCGGCTAATGCTAACTGCTGAGCCATATTGGCTGAGGCCTTTGGGCTGGCTCCCATGACACGATTAAAGAAATCCATTGTCTTGGCAGATTGATCAGCAGATACACCTGTTTTTTCTAAAAGAGTTATGGTCTCTGCAAGTTGTATGTTTGTTTGNGTTGCTGTTGGATTAAAAGCAGAGAAGTTATTAGCCAGAGATCCCATTGCTTTACCAGCGTCCTCGAGGGTTACACCAGAAGCAACACCGGCTTGAGCGATTGCGGCAAGATCCATTTGGATTTCTCCTGCAAAACCGGTTGTTCTTTGGAAATTTGATGCCGCTTGATCAGCAGCAAAGGCGACCGCCATTACGGATTCGCCAATTTTAGACAAAACAGCAAGACTGACATTTAAAATATTAAATGTTCTAAAGATTGACCCAGCCAGTAGTTCACCACCTCTACCTGATGATTCAAGGCCATCAGCCATTTTCAAAAATTTTCCGGTNGCTGTGTCACCCAAACTAGCAGCAATACCTAATTTACCAGCAATACCAGCAACAAAATTGTCTGACTCTCGAGANGTATCTCTAATATCTTTTTCTANTGCTCGGCGCTTTGCAAGTTTTTTTAATATCTCATCATTCGCTAATTTATTTGATTCAAGAGCTGCTAATTGGTCTTCAGTAAATTGTAATTGTTCTTTTAGAGCTTGTTTAATAGCTTCAGCATTTTTACCTTTAAGGCCGCCTTGTTCAACTTGTTTTGCTAAACCTCTTAAGATTTCTTCATTTAATTCGCTTTGCAAGCGAAGTTGTTCTGATGCATCTTTAAGAACCGCAGCCTCTTGTTGTTGAAGTCTTAGCTGCTCTTTCTTTTTTTCAATAATTGCTTCGAGGGACTCAAGTGCTTCTATGCTTGTTGTGGTTCCTCCGCCTTCGCCTGGTTCTGCCATTTACTAGCCCTCGTCAGAAAACGGCCACCTAATGCCGGTCTTCGCCTCAAATTGCTGAACTGCCTGATCAAGCACGACTCTTTGCTTATTTGTCATTGGGTGNTCTTTACCAAATTGAGAATAAGCNTCNAGGTAATTCTTTTCAGAAAACAAAGCGTCAGCATAAGCCTTGATGTCTTCTGCCTCTCCACGAATAACGAATTGTAGCCTGTTGTCTACCTCTTCTTCCTTCAGAGACATTGTCAAATTAAAGTCGTTTCCAAACATTTGCTTGAGAAGCGTCTTGGACCAAGATCCAATCATTCTAAGCCAACTTTCATTCAGTTGGTTCTTTTTAGTCAAGTCGATAACAATCATGTCAAGTTCCTCATACAGTAATTAGATCATAAACAAAAATGCTCCTTGGGAGCATTATCGTCTACCTTTTTTCATAGCCTTTTCATGTCTTTCTTTTTCTTTTTCGTATTCTTCGAGCGTGCGATTAAGCCACCAATCACGAAGACCAACGGGAAGATTATAAAGTTCGATTAGAGACCAAGAGCCATAATGTTTAAGAATGAAAAACTGTTCATAAACATTTTGCATATATTCATCGTTCAGGCCAAAAAAAGTCCGCCCCGAAAGGCACCTCCAATTCTTGCTGAAATTCACAAGAAGGACAAGTAAAATCTTCAACAATCCTTATGTCTGGAGAAGCTGCTTTGTATGCGCCACGCAAAAAGATTGAATCTTGTGCTGGTAGTTTTTCAACAACACCATCAATGACATATCGCTCTTTATATTCGTTAACCGATACGATCATTCTTTTAAGTTGTGATGACACATTCTTTTCGGTCTTTTTCTTTTTTGCGTTCTCGACCATATCAACTTCGTCTTGACCTTTGAGGATTCTAAACTCAACTAGGAAACCTGTGATTGGCAATGTAACTTTGAACCAGCCCTCGGTGCTAATCTTGATGTCGTATTTATCATAGTTATCTGATTCGCTAATCTTGGAGTTGTTAAGATCGAAGTCGTAAGGCGATACGGTTGTGCAATTTGGACACGTGACTTTTGTGCTGTAAATGTTGCCATATGCAGATCGTCTTGCAGAAATCAAGATTGAGTTGCGATCTCCAATAAACAAAGACTTGGCATCAATATTTCTATCGCAAATTAACGACTGAAGTAGTCTTTCAATAGCTAGACCTTTTTTAAGCAAAGAACGAGAAGAGAGAATGTCTTCTTCTTTGGCTGTCATATATTTAATCTCAATTGTTTCTTTACCGAAAAGCGGATGCCCTTGTGGGTATCCTCTTCCTTGTGAAGGCAATTCGACATGCTCTGTTGGCGATACAAAGTCTAATGGGTTCGGCAGCGTTGCTGCGGGGGCTTCGGAACCAGCATCGCCTCGTGGTCCAAACCTGTCTTCATTATTTCTACTCAATTTTCACCTCACTGTTTATATTGAGAAATTTATAAATTACCAAATGTTTGATATTCGTTGGTAATTAGTGGTGCTTCAACATCTTTTTCGTATTCTGCCCAATCATATTTAATGTCTATTGTACATTCAACCAAATCGTCAGAGGTATAATCTAAATCGCCCCATGAAATATTTGTTATAATAGGGTTTACTAATTTCCATTGTTCCACCGTTTGGGCATTTGGTAATTCTGGGGGACTTCCCTCGGCTCTAAATGTACCAAAGTTTATTTGCTGAATTGTTATTGTTCTAGAATCTCCACTTGGAGCATCAGCGGAATAATTTGTGGATCCATAAAGACCATTTCCAAAAGAATTTGCAATTGTTGATGCTTTTTCAGGACTTGTAATTGGAGTTCTAACTTTACTTTCACCACTGCCATCTGCTGACTTTTTGCCCAACTTGTGCTCATCTACAGTTGGGTGAATGTAGCCAGAATTTGTTAGCATCTCATAAAGCATTGAAGCTGTATCAAATGGTTTATTCCGACCAGCATCGACACCATCTAAGCCGCCGGGGATCCTATTGGGCCTTAATGTGCCGTTCATGTCAACAAATGTTATTTTAATTGGTTGCCACTTCACCAAGCCCGGATAATTAAAGAAATGATTCATTAATCGATATTCTTTTGTGGATACCTCGACAGCAGGCTTGGTTATAGATTTTACATTAGGAAGAAAAAAGCCCGTCCCAAATGTAACAATGAAACGGGATTTGATTTTAGGATGAAGGTTTTGATCAGTCCAGAAAGACATTTTTAGTTATCATAAAAGGTTCTATTATCTGGAACGAGTCCAAGCTGTCCGTTAAATGCTGTATTCGCTTCAGCGGCACTAGCGCCAATTTCACATACAGCCCAGTCATAACGAATTTCAAGTTCAATCTCATTAAGATCATCATTTTCGTAAGCAAGTTCTCCGAACTTAACAGACTTGATAAATGGATTCTTAACAGTCCACATTTCAATTACTTGATTGTTGGAATCGATTTGCTCAATAACGAGATAACCAACAGCAGAAGCAGCCTTACCTTTTGACATTGAAGCTAAGTCAGCAGGAGATCCGGGCACCTGATAACCAGAAGCAACAACCAACGCATTGGTTTGAGCTACAGCACCGGGAGACACTGGATCAACAAGGGTCATGGCAATCGTATCCCACTCAACACGACCCGGATAGTAAAAGTTGTGATTGAGATAAGAGTGCTTTGACTCGGTGATGGTGTATGAAGGCTTTGCAACCTTTTTGGCAAACCAAACGATGTCTCCACCGTTCATTCCTTGGAATGTAATCTTAAACCTAAATCCTCTTTTTGGATCTTTAGATTGTGCATCATATTGAGCGGACCAAAATGTCATTGAATTAATCTCCTATTTATATTAATTATATCGTTATACGAATTCTGCACCAGTGTTGGTAACAACGAGATCAACAACAATGTATTCGATTGCTCTAGTAGGCTTGATATAAACCTTGGCATAAAGAATGTTGCGATCAATTAAGTCAGCAGTGGTTGTGGTCTCATCAAGAACAATCTTATACTCGGTTACACCGAAGTTAGCTTTTACTTGAGAAAGAACAGTGTCTGCTTGGGTCTTGAACGAAAGCCATGTTGCATTGACATTTGGCTCAAAGAGCAATGAGCGTGAAATTCTAGATAGCTCACCTTTGAGATAAATCAACAGTCTTCTCACATTAATTCTATCAAGAGCAGATGGAATTGCTTGAAGAGTCTTCTGGCCGAAAACAACAATACCTTCGCCGGGGAATGAAGCAATTGGGTTAACATTGATTTGATAGAGCTTGTCTCTTTCCTTAGCGGTAAGGACACCATCAACATTTACAACAGATGGGCCACCAACTCCACCGAGTGTGCTTAGTCCGCCTCTGGTAAATCCAGCAGGAGCAAACCAAAGATCTGATTGTCGGGTTGAGTTAGCGAAAGCACCAATTGCTGCTACTGATGGAGGAGCCCAAAGTTTGCCGGAGTCAACACCAGTGTTAGCATTAATTTGTACCCAAGGGTAGAACAAGCAAGCATAACTTGAGTTAAACTTTCTAGATTTAACATTATTAATAACACTTGACACAGATCCAATGGCTCTAGTAGATTGCTCTGTCTTTGGAAGATAGCCGCCCTGAATATCAATCACAGCTAACAAGTCTTTTCTTGCCTCAGCAGTTGAGATAATCTTGTCTGTTACTCTATCAGCCCAAACACCCGGAATAGAAATAGTATTAGCAATTACTTGCTCATTGTCTCTAACAGAATCAATTGCTTTGAATACTGAGTAAAGAGGGGCATTGGTAGTTTGAGTNGTATTGGTAGCACTATTAAGAACNCCAGTATTTCTAAATGGCTCTTTCTCTGTGATATCAAGTCCATCAAAACCNCCCCAGATAGGCATCATGAATTGTTGGATATCAAGATCTAAGAGGTTAGCNGCACCAGATGTAGCAGTTCTAGATGTCAAGGCCGCACGAGAACCAGAAGTATAAGTTGCAGTTCTGAGCGCACTATCAACAACAAGATCATCAAGTGAGAATACGAAAGAGTATTCATAATCGTCATTAGAGTCTGGTGAATAGTTAGGAACAGTTCTGGCTAATCTTCTAACATAGTCAACATAACCGGAATCTATTTTTAAAGAAGTTGCGCTCTCTCTTGGTCTGATACCGTAGTATACTTCAAATTGATCAACAGGGTTACCTTCTGAACCGCCGCCTCTAAGGGCGATCTTAGGAAAGTTNAAAGAAGCAGTATAGCCAGCAGGCAACTCGGCAAATTGATTTTCTTTATCACCAGCCATAGATGGAGCAGAACCATAGCCTCTAGCAAAGGCACCTGCAAAAGCAGCACCGCCGCCATCAGCACCAAAGCTCAGGGCCGCAGCGGAACCAGATACAAGGGCAAACCCTCGTGGTCTAATTGGTCCTAAGAATCCGAATGGAGCACTTCCTTGAGCAGCACCATTTTCAACCTCAGCACTAACTTCGACACGGAAATAGTTAGATATGTTTGGCTCATCACCTTCTACTAAGTATCTTCTTTCGCTTTCGCTCCAAGTATACTTGGTATTACCGAGTCTTTTTACGATGTAATCGGTTGATTGGGGGTTGAGGTTAACACCTCTATGTTCTTCTAAAATATTACCAGCAAGATCAACAATTTCGATATTAAAAGACGCATAAGCATCTACTGATGTATCAACTGGTAATGTGATATTACTAATACCAACCATTAACTCTTTNTGTAGAGAGTCTCCACCGTGTAAAGAAATTAGTCTGAAAAGCTTCTGGTGGCTTGAGACAGGATCAAAATCAGCNGCAGCTCCTTTATCTTGTGCAATTACCCAACCTGATTGAGCCTCGCAGTACCCTTCTTCATGATCACTCCAGTTGATGCCGGATGAGCCACTTTGAAGAGGCAAAAGAATACCATATACATCGCCAGCAGTTGAACCAGATTGCAATGTATCAGCAATAAAGCGATCAAATGTTTCACCAAGCCAGTAAGTTTTTGTTTCACCAGCAGCAATGATCTCGCTGTTTACTAGCACTGGGTTTGTATTAAATTGGCTTCTAATGTATTTTGAATTATCTGATTTATTAAAGTTGAATGAAATCTCTTCGATTTTTGATTCGGCTGTATTATAGAAAGCTACTTTAAATTCTTTAGAAGGGCCTTGTGACTGAATTAAACAACCAGCCGAAGCAGTTTGCATTGTGGTTGACCCACTGTCAGCGATCGTTCCACTCAAGGCCATATAACCAGAATTCACATAGAAAACGGCTGCAAGAGAACCGGTCGTTTGGATATCGATAGAAGCCGAATCAGCCAAGAAAAGGCCATATGCACTTGAGTTGGTAGCAGGATCAGCAGCTAAAGCACCTGAAAGTTTCCAACCAGGCTTGATACCACTACTAATTGAGCTTAATGGATTATCGTCTCCAAGAAGACGAACAAAAGTTACGGGCGATGTTTCTGATGCTAAATGCGCTTGAGCAGCAATTGCAGCATATTGTGGACCAAGGAGATTACCGTTTCTCCAAATATCAGTGTTTGATCCAGCGGATCCAAGAATAGGAGCCCCGAAAACATCAACAAAATCTTCATATGAATTAATAAGAATAGGCTGCATTGCTGGGCCTCTTCTTGTACGACCAATTAAAACAGGACCTGCTTCTTGAGCGTCTGCTGGAAGTATTGATTGGTCAATTTCTCTGATGTTTACACCGGGAGAAAGAAAGTCAAATTTAACAGGCATTAAATTATCTCCTATATTTTAATGTTATTCGTATTAAATAGTTATTTAAATGGTGAATAACCCGACTATATATATTTCTTGTCATCATCTATATTTTTTACTGTGCGTTCGCCGACGAGTTTGACCTCTACTATATTTTCCTTGGTAACAACTTGTGGCTTAGCATCGTTTACTCCTTCACCATGGACGTAACCTAATACTTTAATATCAATTTTTGTCGAAAAGTATCTTTCATCTTCTCCAAGATTATTCAGATTATTGTCTTGAGCGAAATCTTGTTGAATAAAAGCTTCGTATCTATAATTATTCTTTGTAAAAACAAAAGAATTAATTTGTCCAGTAGAGGAAATAAAAGGTGTTATGATTTGATTCATTTGTTGCTGGTATTCGGTTCGGATGTTGATAGAGTAAACAATGGAAACATAAACTGGAATTGGTACGTAGACCTCTTCATATACAATCTTCTTTGTGGTTGTGTATCCATTGTTGTTTTTACCGAGAGTGTCCTCGGATATATCATTCTCCATATACTCAGATGATTTTACACCAAGTATCTTTCTGCCGACAAGATAAGCATTGTTTTTATATCCACGTGGTCCATCTGAGGGTAAAGTATTGTGAGCTTGATATGATCCTTTGAAAGTTGGATCTTTGGTAACCGACATACGATTGACCGTTATAATTGGTAACTTAAGTTTACCAGAGGAATCTCTAAGAGTTACGTCGTTTTTGATTTGGAAAGATCTCTCCGCTGACATCCAAATAACTGGGACTTTCTTGAAACCACCATTGGAGGTCACATGAAAGTTTAACACTTCATCAACATATTCATATAATCCGACATCTATATTTTCTAAAGATGAGCCTTGAACTGCAAATCCATCTGTTTCAATTGCCATTAAATAACCCATCCCTTGCTCTAGTACAATCAGCCGTCACTTCAAATCTGTGTTCGATTTGGCCGAATAATTGTTTTGGTTCGTTTAATTTAACTATCTCGTAGTAAAATTCTCCATACCTTATGAAGTCTCCTTCACGAACAAAAAGGTTTTGATCTTCGGTTAGCCTTCTTTTATGAAAGTTTACTTTAATATTTGTTGCTTTGTCAAGCCCAACACCCTCTAAGAATGTTGTCTCAACTCCTCCATATTCAATAAGAGCAAAAACTCTGATTGGATGAAGAAATGTTTTTTCAATGGCCTCGCCGTATACCGGATGAAAATTGGTGCGAGTCATGTCGATGGGAAAGTAAAGGACCTGTTGACCGATGACCCTTTCAATGATCTCATCATTGACCTGCTTAACAAGGTTGCGCTCCTTCTCTCCAAGAAAGAGAGGAGGTGGGGGAGATGCGGGTTTCGACCATTTGTTGTCTTCAGACATTACTATCCTCGAATCACGCGAACTTTCATTCGCTTTTTATTTTCATTTGTGGGCTCGGGTGGAACAAGTTCTCGCATCTTTGCCTTTAGCGGCTCAGAGAAAGCCAAGATTAGTTCAGCCATTTCGGCTTCGTCGTATTGCTCCAGCAGAGCAGCAAGGGCAAGCTTCTCGCCCTTCGTTCTAACATCGTCTTGGTCAAGTTCCATACGGAGATCAAAAGAATCGTCAACCTCGCCATCGGGATCATCTTCGAAAATCTCTTCAATGGAGCTATAATTATCTGGCCCTGTGATTGTAAAGTCGATAGCCACACCATTCCAACTGTCTTCATTACCATAAGCGATCTGGCACTCTTTATTAATCTCGTTAATTAGAAACCTTTGTAGTGTCTCGTCATTACCTATCATTATAAGAAGAGCAGCAGCCTGCTTAGGAGTGTAACCGCCTCTCTCTTGAAGAACAGAGAGATCAATTGAAAGAGTGCTAGTAAATGTAGCCTCGGTTTGTATTTCAAGACCACCAATGTAATCATATTCTTGACTTACCTCTTCCCATTCTTTATATCGTTCCGCAGCATAAGCACTGACAACTTGCTGCAAGTAAAAATCAGAATCATCAATAAAGCCTCGGATACCAGCAATCTTTGAGGCGATTACATCAAAGCCATCCTCAACATAAGGATCGGTTGCGAGAGCGATAGACATTCCACCGTTGCGGCTGCTTTCGTCAAGAGACTCAAGGTCTTGGCCAATAGCAGCAATTTCAAAAGGTTCACCGTTGTCTCTTGCGATTTCTTGAAGATTAGGATACAATATAACAACATAAGGAGATTCAAAGGTTGAGCCCTCATGCTCACCCGCAGCGAAAACGCTTATTTCTTCTGGCTCTAGAACCTCATTAGCGTAGGGCAAAGAAAACTGGTCTATATAATCTTCAAATACTGAATTGATTTCTCTGAAATTATCGCCGACATCAATCTCTTCCGGAAGAAGAGCATAGACTTTAAGTATCACCTCACTAACAAAGATACTATCATCATAATCTCGGTCTAGTTTTACGACCCATTTCCATCTATTTGCTCGGCTGGCTCGGTCTGCTTCATCATCAACCTCTAATTGTAGTTCTTCTAAGTTTCCTCCCAATGACTCGGTTTCTATTTCAAGCTCTCTTTCAAGCGATCTATCGTATTTTAAGTAACCAGCAGTTACAAACTTAACCGGATCTAAACCTAAAGCAGAAGCAAACATTAAAGGAAGATTGTCACGAACGGCCGCTCCGGAGTCTTCATAGCTTCCACCAAATCTTTCAACGTTGTCAAGCTCAATTATGGTATCGCCGTCTTGAGTGCCGGCAACCATATTTGGAAAAATCCTTTCAATGCTATCTTTTTGGATATTTGCTATGTAATCTCGGACATACTCTTTAAAGCCTCCAACATCGAGACCATAAATCTTCTGGTCCGGGATTGCAAGGGGAGTCACATTTCCTGTGTCTGGATCTGTGTATGCTCCTCTTCTAATTCTAATTCTTGATCTTGGCTCGATGATACC